GCATTCTTTGCCATCTCATATACTTTGGACTTCAGTTCATCGTTTACTACACGGGGATGTTCTTCACAGAACTCACGGAATAGTTTCGCATTACCCTGTACGTGCATAGTCTCATCACGGATAGACCATTCTACGATTGTTCCCATACCCTTCATCTTACCGAAACGTTGGAAGTTCAACAACATCACGAATGATGCGAACAATGACATACCTTCATTGAATACTGATTGTGCCAGTACAAGCGCAAGTCCCGTGTGAGAGTTGATGTTACCCTCTTTCATGAAGTCGATCTTGTCGGCCATTTCCTTGTACTCAAGAAATGCATGGTGTTCTTCGTCAGGTAATCCCAGAGTGTCGTTCAACAATGCATAGGCACGTTGGTGTACACCTTCACGGTTTGCGAACGATGATAACATGTTACGGATCTCGTTGTTCTTGAACTTAGGGATCAATAACTCATGGTAGTTCTCACCTACCTGTACGTCCGACTGAGTGAACAGTCTCAGTACTTGGGTGACGAAATCTTTCTCTTGTTCAGATAGTTTCGTTCTCCAGTCTTGGATATCTTCGGACAGTTCTGCTTCATCTTCTACCCAATGGATCTCTTCGTGTTTCTTTGTCAGTTCTACTGCCCAAGGAAACTTGAAGGGTTTGTATGTTTTGCTAAATTCTAGTAATGCCATTTATTATCCTTCGCAGGCCCGACATTCATCGGACTCTTCTAGTTCTACTGGTTTGTTTAGGTGTTCCATCAATTCTTCATACCCACCGACATATTTGCCTTCGATATAGATTTGAGGTACTGTTTTTACTTTACGTCCGGTAACTTCAGAGGCAGTCTTACCGATGTCCGCAAGATCAATGTAATCATACGTGACACCTCGTAATTTTAACTCGTCCTTCGCCAACTGACAATACGGACATCCTTTCTTACCATAGACAATAGTACGCACATCTTCTGATAGAGCGACACGTTCTACCTTATCTGAAACATTCTCTGCACGTTGTTTTGCTTCTGTACGTAAGTAGTATAGACCTTTCAGTCCCTTAGACCACGCACTATAATGAACTAAACTCACATAAGACTTCTCTGCACCGGCAGGGAAGAATAAGTTAACCGATTGTCCTTGACACATAAACGGTTGACGTTCTGCAGCATGGGTTACTACCCACATCTGATCTAACTCTTGAGCCGTCTTGAATATTGACTTCTCACCTTCAGTCAGGAACGGTAGATGTTGCACCGAACCTTTGTTAGTGATAATCGATGTCCAGTTCGACTCATTGTTCTCACCCTTCTCGTCTAACAATGCAGTCAGGTACTTGTTCTTCACTAGGAATGAACCCGCACGTGTACGGTGCGTATACGCATTTGCCTTCAGTGGTTCGATAGAAGGACTTGTACTGAGAATAACACCAGACGATGCATTTGGTGCAATCGCCATCAAGTGAGAGTTTCTCTTACCAGATCCCTCACCATCAAGATACTCACCACGTTCAACGGCAAGACGATCAGTCTCTTCGTGCGCTCGAGAATTAATAGTCTCGAACACAACTTTATTCATTTCACGGGCTGTCTCTGACTCCCACGCAACACCATGTTTTTGGAGTAATGAGTGGAATCCCATTGCGCCAAGGCCAATGCTTCTTTCTCTCGCAGCAGAGTATTTTGCTCGTATGATTGTATCAGGAGCATTATCAATAAAATACTCAAGCACGTTGTCAAGCATCCTAACAAGATCTTGTACAATTGTCGTTTCTTTCCATTCATCATAATACTCCAGATTCAGAGAAGACAGGCAACATACGGCAGTACGTTCTGCATTTGTGGGAAGGTGTATCTCGTTACATAGGTTAGATCCATGAATCTTCAATCCTTTATCTTTCAGTGATTGCGGTAGATCTGCATTCGCAGTATCAATAAAGTTCAGGTAAGGTTCACCTGTACGGAATCGTGTCTCTAGGATACGTTCCCATAGTTTACGGGCATCGACCGTGTCTTTAACTGCATTGTCCTTTGGATCACGAAGATCAAAAGAACTTCCCTGTTTAACTGCCTCCATAAACTCGTTACTAATGTTAAGTGCATTGTGTAGGTTCAATGCCTTACGTTGCACATCACCTGTCGGGATACGCATGTTTAGAAATTCGATAATGTCTGGATGACTCACATCCATGTATGCCGCATAGGAACCCTTTCGAGTCTTACCTTGTCTATACGCAATCATGTCCGCATCTACAGTATGTAGAAACGGCATCGGGCCAGGCGCAATGTCACTTACTGTACGTACATCACTCCAGTGTCCACCGACACCCCCACCATATACAGACAACCATCTCAACTCAGATGAATGGTCAATCAATCCCTCAAGTGTATCCGGAACGTATGTCAGGAAACAACTGATAGGCATCCCCTTACCTTTACCTTCACCATTAGGTGCATTAGATAGTACCGGAGACGCAAACATAAACCACTTCTTACTCACGTAGTCATAGAGACGTTGTGCAAGTTCCGGATCTAGTTCATCCCTGTATGAACTCCAAGCTTTCGCTGCACGTGCATATGCTTGTTGTGGTGAATCTTCTTTTTCGGTCAAATAAAAATCTTTCAACATACCTACTGCGTAATCGGCGAGTAGATCATCCATAGATCTATTAATTTTTATTTTCATATTTTATCCATTGTTCTGTTTAGTATGTTGACTATAATCGTAAAGTGGTAACTCATCGTTGAAGTCTACTTCTTCAATGAGTAACTGTTTACCCGTTCTTTGAAACTCTCTGATCTGTTTCACCATGTAGTCCACCTGTTCGCCAGAGTCAAGAAGACCTTCCCACATCATATGATTGGTGAGAGACTGGTGATAATTCTCTGTGAGAAACCTGTCGGGGTGAAGATATTTATCATCGCAACCATCTAGAGCGACATAAATTAAGCGACCAGTTATACCTTCTCGGTCGTAACTATTTTGGATATCGTGTATCCATCGGAGATCGTCACCTTCTTTAATAAAAAAGATCGGATCTCCATAATCAAGAAACTCCATGAAACTTCCTTAGTGGTTAGTTTTATCTAGGAGTGCAGTATATCACATCCCACGTGACTTGTCAATAGCCCGTGACCCAAACCAGAAAGAAATAATTGCGGCAAAGATTGCCTTGGTGTCATCATCCCAAAGGACGTTCAATGCTTGTGTCAGATCCGCACCCTTATCAAGGGCGTCCATCAGAAGACTGACTTCGATTGCAGCAAAGAGTCCGAAGAAACAATAGGTGATAACTGGACGTACAGACTTCTGAAGGCCTGCGATAATGCCAGTCGATTTTGCGATTGCGATATCATGATCGATCAATCGTTGATGTTCTTGATCAGATGCTTGTTGTTCATACATCTTGATGTCTTGATCAAATCCCATCTTGCGGAGTTCCGCCATGTGGGTCATCTGTTCAAGTTTAAATTTGTTGTCTGCTTTAGTCTTGAAGTGATCGGTGATCGCTGGAACAACTGATCCACCGAAACCTAAAAGACTACCTAATAATCCACTAACCATTTTCTACCTCACTTTTTAAATCGTTTTAGTATGTTTTCACTATCCTTGCGTTTCTTCTTGCGGTCATACTTCTTACGCATTACTACAGTATCGGAATCATCTCCCGCACCCGCAACAGACGCAGTAGTCGTACCACCCATGTCTTCGATAAACTTCTTAAAATTCTTCATATCTACCTCTACTTATACACGTTGTAACAGGGTGGCCCAAGACTTATCTTCGACCAAACTCCCATCATTGCCGAACGCAGTTACACGGTAGGTAAATCGTTCTACAGGTTTAAATCCGTAATTCGGATCTTGTTCGAATTGTTCAACAACATTCTGAATAGATTCTTCATCTGTTCTCATAACAAGAATAAATTCGGCACCGTTATCTTCTGCTTGCCAAAAGTATTGAGAAATATTGTCATGTCCACTACCAGCATCAAATATCCATAGGTCGTGAATATCTTCTATCTCTTGAGTGTACTCCTTTACGTCTGAGATAACACCTTGGAATCGTCCACCAAATATACCACGGATGATATGCATGTTCTCTCTACTGTAACCGTATCGATCATCATCAATACCAGTAAATCTAACTTGACCATCGTGTTGTAACCACAATAAAGAACTGTGTCCAGCTCCAAATCCTAGTTCAACGATACTGGTTGCATTTGTACGTTCGTAAACTTTATCTATCATATTTACGGACGCAACGTGCAAGGACATGTATGATTCATACAATCTACCTTGGTTACCTAGTGCGACATACTCATCTACTAGGTTGGTCACAGACAATGTTGTCATTTAGTTATATCCGATATGGTTACTAATACTCTGTGTCCAGACTTCTTGTGAGTACCTTCATAGATATTGAGTCCAAGAATACTGTCTACAGGAAGTGTCTTTTCTATACGTAACTGATCACCCTTGTTAATTACCTCTGCACATTGAGTGGTCATTGAAGCATACTTCATACGATAGGTGCCGGGCCCTATCTCATCACCATTAATCATGAACCACTGGTGATCTTCTGCCAGACAATCTAGAATGTCGATACCCGTCTTCTCGTGGATCTTCATTAAGTTTGCATCCGACAACTCACCGTGTTCTTTAATCAATGCGAGTGCGGCACCATATCGTGCAACTACCGACTGACCGCCAGGCACCTTTGCCATGATTCGTTTTAAATTGAAAACAAGTCTATGGAAGGGGGTGTAATGACTACGATACGCTTCGCGGTCATCGGTCAAGTTGGTACTGAAATCCTTATTCTTCTTACCGTCTTTGTCAATGATACCTGCCTTGAACGCATCGGTATCTTCGAACTTGGTAACAAGTAGTTTGAGGAATCTGATAGTATAGACTAGATCCGCAGCTGATTTTAAAATTCCCATTATCTTTTCTCTAAAGGTTTATCTTTATTTATAGTCTGGCGATTTCACGTAATGCTTGAATCGCAACTTTATCCATTTGAATACCCGTTATTTCATCATTTTTGATGGCACGGAGGTATATCAGGAAGGGTTTTAGGGTAGGCCAGTGTTCTACTACGATTTTCTGTGCCAACATCTCAACGGTCGCGTCAGTGCCGAATACATTGAGTAAGACAATAAGGTGATTTAGAATCAGTCTCTCAGACAACTCCCCTCCACCGTAATACCTATTCAACAATCGTTTGATGTATTTGAATCGTTTCAGATCTTCGAAGAACTCGTCTTCGTCAATACATGTGGGATTACGATAATGCTTCGCTGCATATAACGTGAAATTATTTCTGTTTAGTTCCATCATTAACCAATCTCAAAGATTTATAAAATGTGTCTTCATATTTAGTGTCAAGGTTATTGACTATAATATAGTCCATCAGAGTCACCATCCACTGGTAAGAAAACCTACCTTCCGGAATGTTGTCTTTCATTTTGGTCATGACAACTCCTTCAGGGGCGGGTGTGTACATGTATGTGAACTCGTTCTCTTCGTCATGATAGGCGACATCTAGTTCACCCCTTACGCCCTTCTGTTTGATTGTCCACCATTGCATAGTGTCTTCTCCTATCAACAATTCGGGGTCATAATTTATATGGGATGCGCCTTTACGTGAGAAGAATACCATACGATTGAAGACATCTCGTAAACCGTGTTTGTTTTTTACTGGCATGGACATCTTCCAACATAGTTTATCGAACGCAACCCTTGACTCTGCCCATTCCATCAGAGTATTATCATCGCACCAATCGTAGACCATATCGTCATCGTTATACTCAGGGCCCTGACATCGTTGGTCTCTCCACCACTTAAACCAATCCATAGGTACGATGTTGATATCTGTTTCGAGTTTTGCCCAACCTTTAGTTCGACCAGTCTCTTCAATTATATCGTTACCATTTTCGTCTAGTCTCATCGAAGTCGCTATTCTACTCCACTGATTGACAAGAGCAACTACATCTGGAGTATCGGGACGTTCAGATAACTGTCGGTAAAAGTCCACACCATATTGAGTGAGTCTATCATCACCGTCAACGGCAACCATATATTCTTGATCGGACTCAAGGAACAATCGGATTAACGAGTTTTTTCCGGTAGATGGAGTTCCATCAGATTCGGTAACATGGTATTCTATACCCATGAACCAACAGTATTCAGAGGCGCGTTGTATGAAATCCTCGTCCAGAGAGTTGAGAACTACAATAAGATCTTTGCGAGGAATCGTTTCCAAGTGTTTTACAAACACGGAATTGCATGGGTCGTGACGGAGGGATTTATCCCCAGATAGTAAGACATAATATTTCATGTTACTATCTAGGGATATGTTTGGACAGGTTTATTCTAACAACGAACGCATTGTGGATAGTAGTTTCGACTTAGACTTTCTACGATCTAGTTCCACGCCGTGTGTACGTCCCAGTGCTTCTAGTTCAATCTTATTCATCTCTTCAAGAGATTTACCACCTACAGGTGCTTCCGTTAACATCGAGACATTACCACCAAGTCTCGCATTAATTTCAACATCGGCATCATCGTGGAACTCTTGGATTTGTTCTTGAGTGAATCCACTTGATACGAATAGTTCTCCGGTGTTAGGATCTTCCCAACCGTTTGAAGTTGGTACCGCATCTGGACACCAGCCTGGAGCTCTTAATTTAGACATAATAATATACCCTTAGTTTATGATTTACGGAGTTGTTCCAAAGTACGTTGAATGAGATCAGAATGTTCCTTAACAGGTTTTGGTGCGGGATCACCCTGTCCAGTATCGCCTGGCAGTTTCTTGGGTGATGGGCCACCTTTACCAGCAGCAGTAGTAACCTTAACCGCATCTTCGTAACTGTCTTCAATTTTCTTATCAGACTTAGCGTGTAACTCAGCGAATGCTTTCTCTTGAGGAGACTGAGTCTCACCATGTTCTTCGCCAGGCGCCTTGTCTTCCAGAAGACTCATGAGTTCTTCGATCAATGCGTCAGATGATTCTTTGAAGGATTCTTTTTTCATTGCTTTACCAATTGCCTTACGTCTCTTGTGTAGGAACTTGTCAGACGAATCAACATCACCATCGTTGTCGATATCTTTGTCTTTACGATCTTTGAACTTCTTCTTAGCAGCCTTAGGGTCTGCCTTATCAAGTCCTTCACCGTCATCAGAGTCATCGTTAGATGCGTCTTCTTCGACATCATCTTTATCAACGTCTTTCTCTAGTTCGGTTTTTTCGTCATCTTTCTTCTTTTTCTTCTTAGGTTTATCTTCAGACTCTCCGTCTTCGTCTTCGTCTT